CTTCAGAAGCTTCACTTATATTAAAAAATTGAGCTAAAGAACCACCATATTTAGAAAGTAAATCAGCAGCGGCTTTAGTAGCACCTCCTAACTCTTTTCTAGAGTCTGATATTTTTTTAGATAAATCAAGTTCTTTTTCTAAAATAGGAAGACCTGATGAAAGTGCTTCATTAGCATTTAAAAGTAAATCATTTTCTTTATTAAGTTCTTTTAATCTAGTAGCTTGTGTTGAATCTAGTCTTTTTAATAAATTTAATTTTTCTACTTCTCGGTCACGAGATAACTTAGAGGCGTTTAATCTATCTACAACAAATTTTAATTCTTCTTTTTCAAGACCTATATTTTGTTTAATCCTATTAAACTGCTTATCAGTTAAATCATTAGTTCCTTTTTGATAATAGTTTAAATCTTGAGCAATATCTGTAAATACTTTAAATGAATTTTTACCTGCTTTAAGTAATAAATTTTGATTTCTTAACTCACTTGTAAGATCCTGAAATGTTCTGTAAATATATTCAGAGTTATTTACAGTGTCATTAAGCTGTTTATTTAATTGAGCTATGTAAGTTTGTAAAACTTTGACATCGTTACCTGCTCTTTTAATAGCTTCATCAAAATTAATACCTAACCCACCAGCTTCTTTAATCTGTTTGTTAAGATCTTCTAATTGTTTTCTTAAATCATCTATTTCAGCCATAATGCATTATTATATCATATAAATATTAAAAGCGCCTATTTTTTAGGCGCCTTTGAGGTATATGTCGGTTGTTTAGCGGGTGTTATGTTTGGACGTGATACGTCCTTATTGTTAGTATTTTTAAGCATACTCTGCTGTTTATTCATCTCTTCGGCTTGCTTTTCATAATGTTCCTTTAATGTTTCAAAGGTGAATTTACGCAACCAAATAGGCATATTATATACAGTATTCCAATCATAACCACCCTGTCCATTAAATACAATTTCATGTATTTGTTTAAATAAGAATAATCTATACTCGGGCGTCAGGCCAAAAAAAGTTAATTGAAATAGGAATATCTATACCCTCCCCTGTATAGTTTTCATCTTGGGGCTTGTATCTTAAATCAATATCTGGAGATATTTGAGCATAATATTCACGTAATGATCTAGCATCAGGAGCTAGTAAATAATTATCAATAAAATCACGAATTGATTTTTGATCACGATCACCATTAACTGAGGTAATAATATATTTTAATCGTGTTGTCATATCATATGAGCTTGCTGGGTTGATTTTTTGCATTCCTTTAATTTCAGCATCGATTTTTTGCTCATCACCGTGCGTTAATAACTTAAATGTTACTGTGTTACCTGATTTAGGTAAAGTAAAAGTAAATTCGTTTACTTGGTTTTTAAATAAACTGTAATCAACTGCTTTTTCACTTAGTGTAGTTAAATCAATTGTAATTTCACTACCACCATATCCTATGGTATACTCTTTACCATATCCTAAAATACGAGCAGCGATTAATATTGCGTTTTTATCACCAACTAATATATCATTGTAATTAATATCAGTAACAATAAGTGCTTGTAATAATTTGTCAATTACTGTACCATTTCTTAAATAGTTGGCGTTAGTAAGAATATCTTCATGAGCCGCCGTCATGTATTTCATTTCAATTTCACCTTTAGATAGTGGTGAGTCTATAGGATACAATAAACCTTTAGAAGGTAATGTAACTTGTTCGGTTGGAATTTTAAATTCTGCCATATAACGTTTTTATTTGTGTATATATAAATATACGACAAAAAAAGGCATCTGCCAAAGCAGACACCTTTTCTATAAAAATATTGAAAGTATATTAGAAGTTCAATACACAGTAATCCATAGCGATTGTAACAGATAAGTTAACTGCTGCTTCGTTAGCCCAATCGTATTCACCGAATGTAGCTGTTTTAACGTAAGCACCTTTAACGATCCACTCACCTACGATATCGCCTACTGGGCCTAAAATATCTAAAGTTAAGTCTTTCTTGTAAAAATCAGAATAACCATCACGACCAGTTACTGATTCGTGAGCCAAACGAGCCCATTCCATTACTGATTGTGCACCAGATGGAGTTACAGGATCGTATAATCCTAAAGTCATGTCATTCCAACGAACTTTACCTTTTACTTTACGGTAAACGTTGATATGATCTAATATGATTTCTCCTGCTTCAAATCCAGGTGCTGTTGCACTCTTGATTAAGTATGCTGGGATACCATCTATGTACATAATGAAACGATTCTGAACTTTTGGTTCAAAAGCGGTGAACATTATTTCGTTAGCGTCTAATACTGCCATTTTATGTTAAATTTAATTGCTATTAATAAATATTAAGAACCACATCCCCTTATGCAGGGAATGTAGCGCCTGTTGGTAATACGTTAAAGTTTAAGATAATAAATTCAGCAGTCTTAGTTGGTTGGATATAGATCTGACCTACTAATTGGTTTCTATCGATTACATCTGGAGTATTGTTCGTATCGTCCATTACTACTTTGTAAGCGTATAAACCTTGTCTTTGTACTACTGATTCTAAGTAAGGGTTAACTTGAGCTAAGAATCTATTTCTAGTAGCGTTTGTATTTTGTTCGAATACTAAATTGTTACCTACTTGACCGATAAAGTCTTTCAATGCGATCAATAAACGACGAACGTTTACTCTATCTAATGATGTAGCTCTACGTTGTAATGTCTTTTGACCAAATACTACAACACCTTCTCCAGGGAATGTAGCTAATGGGTTAACATTTGCACTGTACAATGTATCACGATCTGCTTGAGATAATTTTCTTTCAGCTCTTAATACTGATGGAACACCACCGCGGTTTAAACCTGCTGGTGCGAACCATTCAGCACCTACTTGGTCGTTAAATGCTAAAACACCACCCATTACTGTTGTTGGAGTAGCCCATACATTCTTACCTAAGTTAGAATTGAATAATTGGATCCAAGGGTAGTAAGTAGCAGAGTAGTTGCTAGATTGACCAGCAGCTGTGTTTGTAGCAGCTGTAATTGAAGTACCATAGATACCTGTTGAAATAGGAGCAAATGCATCACCTCTACCTTCTACAGTTGAAATAATTGTTGTAGCGGCAGCGCAATCTAAACCTACAGCTGGAGCTAATAATACGTTAAATTGATATTCGTCTTTGTTTGTTAATAAAGCTAATGCTGTGTTATAATCAGCTACTGCAAATCCTTCTAAGTTTGTAGATGTAATGTTTTCATTCATCTTTTGTTCTGTAGTTGTTGCTGGAGTACCACCTGCAAATGATCCGCCAAAAGAACCACTACCTAATGTTGGTAAACCTAAAATATAAGATGTTTTAAAGTTACCATTATTATCGATAGAATCTACTTGTGGAGCTGTTATTGATGCAACACGAATGTATTGAGAAGCGTTTGTGAATGAACCATTAATTGCAACATATGGATTACCATCACTATCAACTGTGTAAACTGGTTTTGTATCACCAATAACACGAGAAATATAGTTAGGTAAAGCTGGGTCTAATGATAGATTAGGCCAAGTTTCGATATAGTTTGGATTAGTTGTGTTATCATCACCTCTGCGAACTGCTAAAGTGAATACACCACTACCTGTATTTACATTTGTAACTTCCCAACGTACGTTTACTGCACTACCACTTGCTAAAGCACCAGATGACAAACTAGATGTATTGTTCATTTGATTACCCCAAGCTATTGTTTCAAGTGTAAACGCTGCAGTAGAACCTGTATAAAGGCTACTACTAAGGTTAAGTACAGTAGCGCTAGCATAAGTGCTAACGTTAGCTGAACCACTAATAACACGAGTTACTAACAATGTTTGACCACCGTTTTGGAAGAATTCACGAGCAGCAATTGAAGTTAAATACTCGTAATAGTAACTACCACTTTTAAAGGTAGTACCGAATTTTGATTGGAATTCAGAGAATGAAGTTACATAAGTCGGTACTAAAGGTTGACCTGACACTGTAGGACCTACAACGGCCGTAGCAGTACCTTGAATACCTCTTTCTACTAAACTTTGATCTGATTCATTCTGGAATACACCAGGAGAAATGATTTTTTCGCTCATTTTTATATTATTTTTGGAATTTTATTAGGATTGACCTAATAATAAATATCCAAAAACCACCATAAACCGCGAACACCTTACTAAGCAGGTGTTATTTCTCCATTTTCAGGATCAATTGAACCTGTACCATATTTTGTTTGTAGTGTAGCGACTAGTGCCGTTTCTTTCTGTTCAATTGTGTCTAAATCATTAACCAGCATTGTTTTATCTTCGCGCAATTTTTTAATTTGCTTTTCTAATGTTAAAATTTGCGTTTCAGCAACACCAATTTCAAACACAGTTTGATTGTACTTTGACTGTAATTCTTTAACAGATTGTAATTCTTCAGGAGTTAATTGTGACATATACTTTATTTTTCCCATTTTTTGCCTGGGCAGGCGTTAGGTCCACGAGGACTAAATACTTTCTTCCTTAAAGGACATCCACATAAACCACAAGCATCAACATTAAATACTTTATTAAAAGTTCTATGCTCGCAAGTGTCGCAAACGGATGTACGCTGTTCAGCTAATAGCTTTTGTGAAGGCGATGGGTTAGCCGCAGCTACCCACGCCTGAAATATTTCACTAAGCTTGTTC